ACCCAAAAGAACGCCCTAGACCTCGCCGACGCCACCAACTACCTAAGCAACAACATGAACGCCAAGGCAAAGGACATTGCCGCCGTCATGGTGCGCCAAGGCTCCACCGCCATGGGCGCAGGCCTTAACTACAACCAAACCGCCGCCTTATCCGCCAGCCTCATTGCCGGTGGCGCCACCCAAGAAGTCGCCGCCACCGCGCTGAAAAACATCACCGGACGACTCACATCAGGCTACGCCGCCACCGCCACCCAGCAAGACGCCATGGGGCGCATCGGCTTCAACGCCGAAGAACTGGCCGACATGATGCAACAAGACGCCCAAGGCACCCTTGTAGAAGTCATGCGCGGCCTAAAAGACGTCAACGCCACAGACCGAGGCGCAGTCATCTCGCAGCTCTTTGGGGAAGAAGTCAAAGGCGCCGTCGCCAAACTCGTCACCACACTGGACGACGATAAAAACGGCCTCGTCGCCGCCTTTGCCAAAGTCGCCAACCAAGCCGATCGCACCAACAGCGTCAACGACGAATACGCCAACCGAGCCGCCACCCGTGGCCACAAACTCGCCATGCTCGGCGCCAAATTCGACCGCATGACCATCGCACTGGGCGACAGACTTTTGCCCGTGCTCGATGCCGTGTTACCGCCGCTCATGTCCGTGGTGGACAGCGTCGCCAACTTTGCCGAAGCCAACCCACAGCTAGCCTCAGGTTTACTTGGCGTGGCTGCCGCCATCGCCGTAGTCAAAGCCGGAGCCATCGCCTTCAAACTTGCCAAACTCACCCTGGGCAACGGGCGCGATCGCTTCAACCTTGGCAAAACCAAACTCACCAGCACCACCGACCAAACCACCCAAAGCGCCAACCGAGCATCACGCTCCCTAGACCGACTCAACCGCAAACTAAACGGACTCGGCGCAGGCGCAGGTTATGGAGTAAGAGGCGGACGAGCAGGAACAAGAGGAAGTGCAGGAAGAGTTGGAACAAGGGGAAAGACCCAAGGAAACAGAGAGCGAAACAGTCGAATTGGCAACCGACTCGCAGGTCTAAGAGGTTATGAAGACCAAATTTCAGACCGCAACAACCCAACCAAACGCGCCAGCGCAGGTGGCCGCTTTGGCAAGTTAGGGAAACTGGGTGCCTTAAAAGGCGCAGGGCGATTCTTTCGGCCACTGGACATGGCCATGCAAGGTGTAAGCCTTGCTTCTGCCATGTCAGGCGGCAGCGGCACCGAGATAGGCGCAACCGCAGGCGACATGGTAGGGGGAATGGGTGGCGCGGCCGCGGGCGGCTTAGCCGGAGCCGCCATAGGTTCCGTCGTGCCCATTATTGGCACCGCCATTGGGGGAATCGTCGGCTCCATCGCAGGCGGCATGGGCGGTGGCGCACTAGGGGAATGGATCGGTAGCAACATAGGCGGCTGGTTTGAAGACGACAAAACCGACCAACCCGCACCAGAAGCCATAGCCCAACAAACCAAACAACTGCAAAGCAACAACAAAAGCATCACCTTCGCGCCAACCATCCACCTAACACCAACAGGCAACCCAGCCTACGACCAACAAGTCAGCGACCAAGTGATAGAACGACTCAAAGCCGAATTTACACAGGGCATGATGGGCAACATGGACGTGGCGACAAGGGCGGATGGGAGTTTGACTGACAAACGAACGAGTTAATGTCTAAGCTGCTTTTACAAAGGTAAAGGGAGCGATAAGCTGACCTACCGTTTTGGTAGGTCAGGTCGGCACTTTCTAAGTTGTATGTACAGTGGTAAGGGGGCCCTGAAACAGGGCGCCCCTAAGTCTCTTGTACCACGGTAAATGGGGGGTCGGTGAAATGCAGACCCCTATAGATACTATTAAGCCGTGTATGCAGCCGTAAGGTATCAAGGGGGGGGAACGAATCGTTCCTCCTTGAAAGCATATGCACAGGGAATGATGGGCAACATGGACTTCGCCACAAGAGCCAATGGGAGCTTGACGGATAAGATGAGTTCATAGTTGTGAGACTTTTTAGGCGTTTATGATGCTGATGAAGTAAAATATTTAGGAGTGGAGTTTGAAAAGAAAAGTCATTTAAAAACTGGGTATAGGGATAGTATGAGTAAAGCAAGCAAATTAAAAAGAGATGTAAAAAAAACAGTTAAAAAGAGAGTTAATAATCAGAAGAAAGCAGAAGTGGCTCAAGAAAAACAAAAGGTTCCAATAATATATTTTGACGAATCGGGAAATACGGGTTCGAATCTCCTTGATAAAGATCAACCTGTGTTTACTTTGGCAAGTTGCAAGTTTTCCGATGAAGAAGCGCAAAGCCTTATTGATCTCTTAGATTCTAAATCCTCTCATGAAGCTCATTTTAAAAGGTTGAGAAAAAGAAAATCTGGACAAGATGGTATTGTTAGACTGATGAGTAGTAGTCTGATAAATAAAAATAATATAGTGGTTAATATTATGCTTAAGGATTTTATGGTAGTCTCAAAAATAGTCGATATTCTCATAGAGCATATGATGTTTTTAGAAGGTGAAGATCTTTATGTTAATGGAAAAAATATAGCACTTTCAAATGTGTTATATTATTGCTTACCACTACATCACGACAAAAATTTAGTTCAGTTAATGTATAATTCTTTTGTCATAATGATACGTGATCAGACAGAAGAAAATATTAGTGCATTTTACTCGAGTGCTGAAGAAGTTAAAAATTCCTCAATAGATGAAAAATATAATAAAAATATTGAGCTTATTTTAAATACTAAGAACTGTATTCACGATGCTCTTAGCGGTATAGATAAACATGCTCTAGATCCTTCAATACCAGCATTGTTCTTACATTGTATTAAGTGGGGTGAAATATATTCTAAAGGTTTCCACATAATTCATGATGACTCTCATAGTATTAATAAACAAAAGGTATTGTTTTCACAGTTTATGGACTTGACACAATCAGAAGTTGAGGTTGGTTATGATCGACGGAAATTTAAACTTCCATTGAAAGGAAGAAGTCTAAAATTTGTGAATTCAGAGTTGAAAGTGCAATTACAAGTCGCCGATATTATTGCAAGTTCTTTTGCGTACTGGGCTGCAGGTGTGGGGGAGGGCGAAAAAGAGGATTATTTGTTTTTAAAGTTAGATGAAATTGGATTGGATAAATTTATCGGAAATAATAAAATCTGGCCAACGATGGATATAACACCTAGTGATCTAGGCACCGTTCATGATGGTGGTTTAAGTCCTGCAAATCATTCAGCACAATTTTTAAATAATGCGATACCTAACCCCAATTTTTAAAAAAATAACTCTTCACTTTTTTTGAGATAAAGTGAAGAGTTTTTATGTTGACATACAAAAAAATGTATTTTATCTGTATTTCAAATAATTTTCGGCCAATTCAAGTCTTCCATACATGAAGTAGTCATGCTTAACCTGCTCCCCATAACTTGTTATTCTGTATATAAAGCCTTTACTTTCTTGATCCGCTTCATCTATAAGTGATTTGATTAAATCTAATGTTTTAGTTTGATCTCTTGAAAGGGAGTTTCTTATAGTTATTAATTCATCTAGGCTTTTATCATGGATGAAAGTGAAATATTTTCCAAATAGATTTGATAGTATGTCGGATATTTGAATTTCAACCACCTCATTTGATTTTACAAAATTATAGTTTTTAACTTGATGATTTTCTCCATGATTTGAAAAATAATCAAATTGAGGTGATATTACACTTTCTTCATCGAATATATGTTTTGAAACTTTATATAAATTACTTTTTTGCGAATAAATGTGATATAGATTTTCAATTAAAATATTATCAGTTTCATCTTGTATAAAGGTTAATTTTTTTGTTTTTTCAAATGCATTTATAAAATCTTCATATATGTAATTTACATGCGAATATGTTTTTTCAGCAAGCCATTCTCTCATTATGCTTATGACTTCAATTTTAAAATCTTCTAGTTTTTCATTTTTGATGTTTGGGTATTGGAAGTTGTGAAGAGTTTTTAATGTTTTATCGATGTTTTTAATAAAAGAGGTATAAACAAAATCTTTTAATAAACCATGATGTTGATACAATGTGCTTGAATCATTTAACAACTCCGGATCTATTGAGTCAACAATGTCTACTATTGAGTAATACAAAGCATTTAATGAGGTTATATGTATTAAATAATTACTTTCCAATATGTTATCTAAAAATAACTTTAAGTTTTTTGATTTTAAAGTGCTGATGAAATCATTTTTAAATATATGTTTTGCTTTGATTTCAATTACATTTTTAGGAATTGTTAAGTTTTTAAATATTTTTGATGAAGTTATATCGTCAGTGGTGAATTTCACTATTCCGCATAAAGAAAAGTGCTTTGTCGAATCCTCATTTAGTCTTCCTTCCTTTAATAAAAGTTTTCTAAAATTGTTAGATTCATCATAATAGAATGTATATTCTTTATCGATGTTTATGACACCATCTGCTTTTGCTTGTTCACGAATGATGTCATATACATTCTCATCATCTTTAGTCATTATATCGTCCTTAATTGTATTATGTATTATGTATTTTGTATTATAACTGATTATTTGTTTTTTGATGTTTTTTTACTTCATATTTAGCAACATGTAGCTAATCAGTTGAAAAGTAATTTTTCTTGGTCTAACATTGCTCTTGAGGCGTCGAAACCTCTTTGCACAAGTCGGAAAGCCCCAACCCCGTAAGCGTTGGTTTTTTTGTGTCTGCAATTTACGCAGTTACAAAGGCGCATTATTGCGTCGGGAGGGCGAGGAATAAAATACCCGCAAGGGAAATAACTCCGCCTGGACTTGTGCAGGTTTCGAACCTCCCGACACCCTTCTTCGAAAAAGGGTGAAATTCGAAATAAACACAAGGAGGCCAGACATGGCTACGGACATTATCTCAACTAATGAAGCACCCGTTGTACAAATCATCAACAACCAAATCAGCACCACCTCAACCGATATTGCCAAGCATTTTGGTAAGCATCATAGAAACGTATTACGCAAGATAGAAAGCCTTGAATGCAGTGCTGATTTTCATGCGCTCAATTTTGAGCCGATGATAATTGATGTGGAAGTAGGCAAGGGCGCAACTCGCCAAGATCGAGCGTATCGCATCACCCGCGACGGTTTCGTCTTCTTGGCCATGGGCTTCACCGGCAGCAAAGCCGCCCAATTCAAAGAAGCCTACATCAACGCCTTCAACCAAATGGAAAAACAGCTCAACGAGCAGAAGCAACTCCCCGCCACCACAGACAACCTAGCACTAGCGGAAAAGGATAAGTACCAACTGCTCAACAACATCGTCAAATCCATGCAGATACAAAGCGACCCCGTCGTCGTTCCATCAAAAGAACTCATCGACCTAATCCAAGCCGTCCGCATGTACCAACAACAAATAGCACGGCTGCAAACACCCGACTGGGTAAACGACAACATCACCCGCGTCAAAGACTACGCCCAACGCAACTTTGTAGACTTCTAAGCGATAGACAACTAAAGCCTACTTAAGTGGGCTTTAGGTGTTGTTTGGGCTGGTAGGAAACGAGAAAGTCTTTTAGTATCAGTTAATAGAAATTTTCAGCGCAGAAATAACAGGCTGTGCTTTCCTAAAAGAAAGATGAAATAACGCGCATGCTCGTTTTTCCAGTTTTACGATTTGTTAGTAATTTCATAAAGCTATTTAAAATCAAATCGTTACGATAATTTTTAGAGCTTTTGAAAACTGCCTAAACACGCATGCGTACTATTTAAATGTTATATGCCTTTCGAATATTGGAGTTTAATCGTAAATGGAAGTTGATCTAGATAGTGAAGCGCAGCAAATAGAATCATTACTAAGCGGAAAGTCGATTGCAAAAATACATCGACCCAGCGCAGATGAAATTTGTATTCAATGTACAGACAAAACTCGATTATTTATTGAAGTAAACCAAAGTGGTAAGTTAGAGTTTTCAGTAACCTAATTTTAGCTTTGTAGTAGTTGGCATATAACAAGCCAATTAAGCAGGACTAAATACAGCGGGCTGTTCGCTCATCTCCATTTTAGCCCACTATATTTAGCCCCTTATTGGGGCGTTAGGCGATAGGAGTTATAATGGATTCAGTATCTTTTAAAGATGCTTCAACAGTTTTTCAACTCGCATTTGGATTAAATCTGGTTGCAGGGTTGTGGATTAATAATTTTTCGTCTGCAAGAGAACAATTCTGGAAAAAATTTGAAAGTATTATATTAGATCAAGTTGATAATAATGACTTAAAAAGCTCTAATTTATTTAAGGCGATTGAAACCTTATTCCCTGATTTTAAAATGATGACAACCTACTGTTTAGTTATGGTTGCATACTCAGGATTTACAGTGCTTCTTTGTTTTATTGCTCTTATTAATCCAGTTATTGCTCCATTGGAGTCAATGAACCCTTATATGTATGTTTTTATTTCCACGCTGTTCGTAATTGTGAACCCTATTTTGTACTATTTATTCAATAACTATTATAAAAGTCGACTCACGATTTATATTGAGGTTTTAGAAATAGTTATAAAAGATGACCCCAAGATTATCCTCCTTATTGCTGAAGGGCATGATTCAATACAAGAAGTTAAAAATATCACTGCAGAAGCACAATCTGCGCAGTGGTGGTTTAAATTTATTGAGTTAAAAATCTCAGTAAGCGAAATTTACTTAAAAGCAAAAGCTTGGTTTAAAAAAAAGCTTGGTTAATCACCTAACAAGAACGAGTTTGGGGTCAGATGAAAAATAGATTGGTTTTTCATCTGACCCCAATTGTCTATGGTGTTCATCAGAACTTTTTGAAATTGTCTAAACGCGCATGCGCACTATTAAAATGTTATGCGCCAGTGTTACCTCAAAGGAGTTGAACTTGAAAATAGATTATGAGTATGTAGGAAAGATTCTTGAAACATTCCTTGAGAATGAATTACCAACTTTAGATTGGAAATCTTTTGATGGATTACGAGGAGCAGATGATCATAAATTTGTATTCCACATTGAAATAATGGTTGATAAAGGTTTAATTATCGGGGCGTTAAAAAATAAGAGTATTGGAATAAGCCGAACTTATAATGATTATATTATATCGGTGGTTCCTTGGCGTTTAACGTCAGACGGACATGATTTTGCAAATGCACTTACGAAGCCTAGTATTCTTTCAACTATCCAAAAGAAGTTCAAAGATGAGGGACTATCTGCTGTAATAAGCATATCTAAAAAAATAGCAGAAAAACAAGCTCTTAAATTACTGGAAGAATAAGCACTAACAAGCGTATTAAATCTGACGTCACACATTTTCCGATTTTTTGCTTAAAGTAAAAGGGCGCAAAAAAGTAAATGAGTTTGGGCTCAGATAAAAAATAACCCTTTAACCACTTCAAAACCAAACACCCCAAGCCCATCCCCCGATGGGCTTTTTCGTTTCTGTCCTTCCATTTTTATCTAAGGAGTAATCATGCGTCAGATGATGTCGCTCGGTGGTTTTGTTTTTTCGCTGAGCGAAGGCACGCCATTCAAGGGTTTGATATGCATCAAGAAAGTTGATTTAAAATGCGGTTCCAATGATGGAATTCTCAGTGTTCTGATCTTATAATATTATTACTATTAAAGGAGTAAGTAGCAGTATGAATGATATTTTAAAGCGTTCTATCGTTAGTATGGTTGTCGTTGGATGTGGTAATACAATAGCTTTCGCGGAATCCAATAACAGCTCTGAATCAAACTGGGAAGGTTTCTATGCCGGTTTGTCTTTAGGCATCTTGTCTGGTTCAGCTAGCCCTGATACAGCAATTGAACATGCCGGGTATTTTACATCGAATTCATCTGGTTCAGATAAAGAACAGATTAACCCTATTTTGCAGCGTAAAGTGGAAGACAGCAGTGTGGCGGGTTCATTACTACTGGGATATAACATTCGATCAGGTCATCTTGTTTATGGTGTTGAGGCGGATCTTACTGGCCCAACGTCTGCAATGTCAGAAACAGCTTCTAATGTAGCCTACGATACTGCGCCAAGCTCGACGTTCACAACGAAAACAACGGTCGAAACAGATTTTTCTTTTAGTATTCGTCCTAAAATAGGTTACATAAATGGTGATTTCTTACTTTATGTTTCTGCAGGACCAACAGTAGGTCGCTTCAAGACAACGCATCGTTATACTGACACCTTCTCATCTGGCGCAGATCATGAATTTACAGATGAACAAACTTCACTAGGGCTTTCCGTAAGTCTTGGTGCTGACTACGCAATTTCCGATAGCTGGATGGTTCGTGGTGATTATGTCTACAGTAATTACTCAGATATTCTCGACGGAGAAGGAGATATTAATAAAGACGGAACTAACGATATTAATTATGACTCAAGTTTTGTTTCGCAAAATGTTCGCTTCTCAGTAATTAAACAGTTTTAACAGCTTCTAAAAGCGTAAAAGTGGTTCAAAGCGTCAGATACAAGAACACCTCTTAACCTCTCAAACCCAAACCAAACACCCCCAAGCCCATCCCTGATGGGCTTTTTCGTTTCTGTCCTTCCATTTTTATCTAAGGAGTAATCATGCGTCAGATGATGTCGCTCGGTGGTTTTGTGTTTTCGCTCAGCGAAGGCACGCCATACGAGGGTTTGCAGCGCACTAGCGACGGCGGTTGGGTCGCGGTGGCGCGATACGGTCAAAAGCCCATGAGCCAAAACACCGGCCAACAGTTGGAAAACATCACCGTCACAGGCACGTGGTTTCAAGGCGATGGCATGGCGAATCTCAACGCCTTACGCGCCTTACAAAACCAGCGAGCGCCCTTGGTGCTGGCCGATGGCTACGGCAATAACTTAGGCCAATGGACGATCAAACGCTTGCAAGAGAAGCAAGACAAGATCATCGACGACGGCACCGCCTTTGTCCTCGGATTCACCCTAGAGCTAGAAGAGTACGCCAATGACAACCATCCGTAGCCGCGACGGCGACACCATTTCCAACATTCTGTGGATCGCCCTAAAGCGCAACGACGACCAAGCGGAAGAAGCCTTGTTCGAACAAAACCCCGGTTTAGAAACCTACGGGCCAGTGCTTCCCGCTGGCGTTATGATCGAGATCCCCACCATGCCAGACAAAGCAGCAGAGACGGTAACCAATACATGGGACTAAACAATCCATCCAACTATTTACCAAGCGTTCGCGTGAGCGGAGCTGGCGAACGCATCATTAATAGCCGCCTGACCTCGTGGGAGCGCATCGACGCCGCTGGCACGCAAAGCGACCAACTCACCTTGCACATCGACACCACAGGGCAAACCGGCTTGCCGAAAGAGGGCGCAGTGCTCACGTGGCAAGAAGGCTACGGCGATAACTTGATCGACAAAGGCCAGTTCAAAATCACCCGCATCGTGCCGACACTGTTTCCGCCCAGCGTCACCATCGTCGCCACCGCCGCGCCGTTTCAGGTAGACGACAAGACCGGCTTTAAAGAGCGCCGCACACGCACCTTCGAAAACGTCAGCCTTGCCGATCTGTTCCGCCAAGTCGTCACGCCCCATGGATTCAGCCCACGGGTGGCCAAAGAGTTTGAAAGCGTCGTCCTCGAGCACATGGACCAAACCGACGAAACCGACAGCGCCTTCTTAACCCGCATCGCACGGGAACGGGACGCCATCGCCAAACCCGTCAACGACCTGTACGTGCTCGCCAAACGGGGCCAAGTAAACACCATCACAGGGCAAGCCATCCCGCCCGTCGTCGTTGGCGTACCGAACCAGAACACACCGAGTGAAGGCCAATTCATCAACTGCCAACTCGACCGACCCAGCCGAAGCGCCATCACCGGCGTCAAAGCCAACTGGACAAACAACAACACAGGGGAAGAACACACCGTACAAGTCGGCACCGCACCGTATAAAAAACTACGCCAAAGCTACGACAACCCAACCACAGCACAACAAGCCTGCCAAGACGACCTCATCAAAAGCCAACGCCAAGGCACCAGCGTCACACTCGACTTACCAGGCAACCCCAAACTCGTCGCAGAAGGCATCCTCACCCTCAACGACACCTTCCCACCGGAAATGAAAGGCAACTGGAGCATAGACAAAGTCACCGCAAGAGGCGACAGCAAAGCAGGGTATCGGTGTTCCGTTGTTGCAAGTGAAGTGGTTTGAGGGATTTTAATTGGCAGAAGGGGTGAAAGTGCTTAGTATCAAGGAGTAAGGATTTATAGCCTAGAAATAACAGGCTGTAGATAAGAGTCTAAACGCGCATGCGCACTATTAAACAGTTATGACTAAATAAGGATATATATGCATTCGAAGCAAGTAGTACAAAATATTTTAGAGAAACATGGCTTTCATTTAGATAATGAGAGCAATGTTGGCGATAGCTATAAAATGGATCTTGATAACGAATGGAACATATCTGCTTTTTGTTCATTTGTCGGTAATGTTTTTAAGAATAATATTGATAAACAATCTTATGAATATATTTGCGTTAGTTTATTTGATTGTATTGGTACAGAGTACAATTTTAAAAATTCAGTATCTTTAGATAAAAATATTGATCAAGTTGTAGCAACTCTTGAAAGTCATTCAAATAATGACGACATACTAAAATGTGAAAAATGTAAATCTCGGTATGTTCAACCTAAAAAACCTCACTCAGGTAAAAAATGGAAACCATTTTTATCTTGTAGTGGCATGATGATTGTTGGGCGTGGGCAAAGTAAAGGAGTGATATGTGATGGAACTTCCAAAAAGCTTCCAGCTGTGGTTGTAGTTTAGTCATTGGAATTTGGGATCAGATGAAAAATAGATTAGTTTTTCATCTGATCCCAATGACCTAAATACATTGCCTTGAAAGCGGATCGGGTCATGGAGCTTGAAGGGCGAGTATTGCCTAATACTCAGGATTCGAGTAGAAAGAGTCATACTGTCATAAAAAATAAACGTAAATCCCGCCTGAAATTTGGGAATCTCCCTTAGCAAGGGAGAAAGAATACTGCGATATTAACAGGGACGTCGCCAATCTTTAAAAAGCAAATCCCCTATAGATAACGCGGCCGTTCAACAGACGGTTATAACCATGGCTTCGCCACCGTATAACCGCTTAGTAGTTATACCTCATGGAGAAAGATTAGCAAATGAAAGCAACTAACACCGTCGCAACTAGACTCCCTGTTTGGGCGTTAACCCTTATCGCATTAATTATTGTCGTCTATATTGGTGTACTGGGTGGGGTAGCCATTTGGAGTGAGCGGGATGTAAAGTTCTGGCCACCGGAAATTGGCAAGGGGCCTAAATCAATGCTTATTTCAGAACTAAAAGAAGCTAGGTCAGATCTTCAGCGAATCAAGTTAGGAGCAGAGTCGGAGATTAGTGTCCTTAATACTCGCTTAAATGATGCTAGAACAAATCAATCGAAAACCCGTGATGGCAAAATATTCGAATCGATGGAGTGGGAAGATCAAGCCAAAGCTATTGAAAAAGATATTCTCCGATATGAAGAGAAAATCATCAAAAAAATAGATATTTTCAATAGCTATATAAGAGATCTAGAGGGCGAACTTAAGGGACTTTAGGTATAACAAGGCCATTAAAAGGACGCAAAACACTTGGCTTGCGCTCCTTCGTCGCAAAGTTTAGCCAAGTATTTCCCGCCTCTTATGGCGGCGTTATATTTTTAAGGAAGAAATGTGAATACTTTGGGCATTAGAGTAAAACCTTGTTCGGTTATTATTGCAGTTTACGATTTCGACAATAGCCTAATTATTAATGTTGAAGATATTAAAATCCCTAAAGCGCTACCAACTCCGGAAGCCTTGAAGTATGTAAGAAATTCAGTTTTGGATATTCTTAGAGAGTTTAATATCGAAAAGGCAGCCTTGAGGATTGTAGAAAGTAACTCTCAAACATTAAACATACGGCGAATTGAAATTGAAGGGGTGATTCAAGAAGCTTTTGCAAGCAGTCGTTTGTCTGCATATTTCTGTGGCCAAATATCTACAATAGCGGCGAAGCTTAATATGAAAAGGGCAGATTTTAAATTGTTCGTCGAAGGCGAAAAAAATTTCGAACCCATAGAAAACTGGAGTGATCACAACAAAGAGGAGAAGGAAGCTATTCTTTCCGCTTTAGGAGCTGTCCATGCTTAATACTACAAGAACAGCAGAGTTAAGTTTTCATATCGAGAAAGAAATTGGCCACGAAGGAAAGAATTCAACCGTGTTTACGGCTACAGATCTACAGTTGGGCGCCGAAATTGTAGTTAAAAAGATGCTTAAATCAGATTTTTCCAATATCGATGAATATTTTACAGAATCTAGTTTGTTGCATCTAAGCAGTCATCCAAATGTCGTTCCGATTTATTACGCTTGCCAAGACGAAGATCATATTTTTCTTGCCATGCCGCACTTTAAACATGGATCTCTTAAGAAGAAAATGAGAGAGTCTTCCCCTAGCGTCAGAGATGTTGTCATCTGGTCTACTCAAGTACTTAGTGGTTTGCATAATATACATTCTAAAAGGCTAATTCACTTTGATGTGAAGCCAGATAATATATTATTTTCAGATAGAGGCGAGGCGCTTTTGTCTGACTTTGGGCTAACTAAGCAAACCTCGTACAGCGGTATTGCTGGGCAAGATAGAATATATGGCAACATGGTTCCTCCCGAGGCTTTTAGTACATCGGACTTTAATAATCAATTCGACATATATCAATTTGGGCTTACTCTTCATAGAATGTGCGCAGGAGACGCTACTTTTTATGCTGAGTATGCTACTTTTATAGAGGGTGGGGTATTAAACCGCTTAAATTTTAGACATGCCGTGGTAAATGGGCAGTTTCCAAATCAAAGCAGCTATCCAGAGCATATACCTCAAGCATTAATAAATACTATCAAAAAGTGCCTAGCTATAGATTTAGGCTGTAGATATTCTTCTGCAATAGACGTAGTAAATGACTTGGCCAGCATAGATGGTGAACTCCTTGATTGGAGGTTATCTAATGAGGGTGGGAATAGGACGTGGATCAAGCAAGCCACAGATGGACGACAATTTGAGCTAACTGTTGACTCAAATGGAGCCTCTCAGGCGAGAAAAACATCGGTGGCGGGAAACACTCAAAGAGTGACTGATTATTGTAAGCCCCAGTTAAATAGATCGGAAATAAAGCGCTTCCTTAGGAGGTACTAGCTATGTTGAAAATTACAAATAAAAGAGAGAGTTATCAGAGTCGCGCTAAAAATGCGACCAGTGTTAAACACTCTCACAAGAAAAGTGAAGATATCCGAAAATCTCGTGAAGACTACAAAGTTGATTGCAATGGTTACTTTGTTTGGAATTCCGGAGACAAGTTAAAAAAAATATAACAAAGCAAACCAGCATCAGTCGCTGCGCTCCTTGGACAGCCTTGCCGTCGCTTTTTTTATGCATGGCTTCGCCATTTTCGCACAAAAAAATCAACAACAAGTCTGCCGCTGTTTGCGGCGTTAACTCTTCCCACCCCCTCGAACCAGCCAAGGTTTGTTTTCTTCATTGACCCCTGCCCAATCTTGATCTAGTATTTCTCTTGCACTGGCAAAATCCAGTGCCGGGATTCGAACCCCGTTTATACCGTAGCGGCCTAAAACACGCACCGCGTGTTTTTTTGTGGCCGGAGTCCGCCTGTTATGGTGGGTCTTTGTTGGGCAACCTTCGGGTTGGCCGTTCCTACGGGCGGTAGTTCGAACCTGATTTAGACCCACCACCTTATTGAGTTTCGAACCTCACGAGGTGGTCAAAACATTGACCGTAGGAGGCCAAGTATGGCTATGCAACTGATTCCGCTTCACACTCGCTCTATCAACGAGCAAACCCTCGATACTGTAAACGCCCGTGAACTTCACACCTTTCTTGAACTAGGCCGCGATTTCTCCAATTGGATAAAAGCTCGCATTGCTCAATATGGCTTTGAAGAGGGCGAAGATTTCATGATTATTTCCCGCTCGCCAAAATTGGCGAGCGGGAATCGTGGCGCAACAAAAGAGTATTTCATCACCCTAGACATGGCAAAAGAACTGGCCATGGTCGAACGCAACGAGAAGGGCAAACAAGCCCGCCGCTACTTCATCGACTGCGAAAAACAACTCACCGAGCAGAAACAACTTCCCGTCACCACGCCCAACACGGCAATCCTCGAAACCGACAAATACCAACTCCTCAACAACATCGTCAAATCCATGCAACTCGACAGCGACCCCGTCGTCGTTCCATCAAAAGAGCTCATCGACCTAATCCAAGCCGTCCGCATGTACCAAACCCAAATAGCCCAGCTACGCACACCAGACTGGGTAAACGACAACATCACCCGAGTCAAAGACTACGCACAACGTAACTTTGTAGACTTCTAAACGATACTTTCAAATAGGAATGAAAAAGCCCACAAAAGTGGGCTTTAGTTTTACTTAAAATACGTAATTAAATCACCTATTTGCGCTTCAATTATTTTTAAATCATCACTAGCTCGTCTTCTATCGTGAATTTGATCGTTATTTCTCCATGCTATAGCTAGCAAGATGACATTGTAATCATCAAATATTGGCAGGGATGGCTTTATCAGCTTATCGAAAAAATCATCGGCATAGTCATAGCTTGTTGAGTTATAGAATTTTTTGATGAATAAGGGATGTAAAAAATCAGATTTTAAAGAGTCAACTTCTTCAGCACTGTCAAACCAGCCTATGATTTTTGAAGTTAAGCTCTCAAGAGAGCTGATATCATTAGCTGAAAGTAAAAGAAATAAGGTTTGAGTTACTTGATCAGAGGTTTTAATACCTCTTTCAAATGCACTTAAGATTTCTTTAGTATGAAGCAATTCATTGCTAATTTTATGCTTTTCATCCACTAATAGTGCAATTGAGTTGCCACTTTCCGCTAGCTCCTTATGAAGTTCTCGATTGCTATCATGGACTTCATTGAAGTTTTTCTGGTGACTAGATAAAGTTTTTTCAATTTCGTCTTTTTCTTTTGATATGTCATCTAATCGTTTTTGGTAAGAATTAATTTCATTTGTATGTATAACCCTTTCTTGAGCGCTGTCTTGTTCATAAATTTCATGCCGTACTTTAAGCATTTTTTTAAGTTCGATACTTTGTTCTAATGTAAGCCTTAGGCTTGAGTCCAATTCCTCTTTCTTTTTGAGACTGTCTGCTTTGATTTCTTCTTTCCAATTGAAAACAATTGATTGTACATAGGGCGATATAAAAGCTAATAGCATAGCTATAAAAAGTGGTATTAGAAAAAAATCTAAGCGTAGCCATCCATCAAAATAAATTTTATCTGTTGAAGCCTGCCAACCACCAGAGTAAAGATAGCCCTCAAAGATTTGGACTCTTAGATCTATGTCTTGCTCGCCGAAAAAAAGAGGTAGAAGGCCTTTCCAGTTATAAAGGAGCCATGTGATTGTGTAAGCCCCCAAAATAGGTGCTGAAACTCTTTCATATAGCGAAGCTTTAAGCGAATTGGTGATCTCCTTTATCAAAACTTAATTCCTTATAATTTAAATGCAAAATGGAATAATATGAAAACATCAATTTAATAGCCACAATTACCTATAATCGACCTCAACAGTACACTTATTTCCCCATATCGCTTTCACGAATTCAGGATGATCGATAAACGGATTACGGTTTCCCTGTAATTCTTCCACACGTTCGTTACGACGTTTTTCAAAGTCGGTGACGATGAATTCGTCATTCCACGCAACCAGTGTACAAAGGTCGCCGATACTGGGTTGGCCGCTTTGCTTTTCGTTCCTGTCCACTATGATTAGATCTGGCATGTTTTCGGGTGAGGCGTTGTCGCCCGCTTCGTAACGGGTGGCCATGTAAAAAACCATGCGGGCGATTTGGCCTTTGGCTCGGTCGGTCGGTTCAAACGATTCATTGGCTTTGTCTACATAGGTGCCACTGAAGACTTTGCTGCCATCGCCTAAGGTGTCGTAGAAAGGTTTGCCGCCCATGTCGTAACCATAGTTGCTGTGCGCACCGTTTATATTTCGGTCAGCAGGGCGCAAGTGGTGCAGATCGGTGTAGCCGTCTTGGCTTTGTTTTTTGAATCCTCGTGATTTTGGCCATACGTGTTCTCGGTCCCAAGAGTCGTGATTGGATTTACCACGGTTTGCCTGGCCAATGCTTCTGGCTTCGTCGAGATAGAGCAATTGAATAAGACCGCAGGTCGGCTTTTCGTCAGGGCAAGCGGAATCGGTATAAACCAAGGCTTCCCACACGTCTATCTTCTTGCCGTCGTACCAATCTGTGTTTCCACTTTGTGTGTACTTAAGCGGCTTCTGCCCGTCGATAATACTGTGAAGCTTTGTCTTTAACGCTTCGCCCGTTAACCCTTCCGTTCCATCGTAATAGCCTGCCGACACACAAGCCGAAAAAAACATAAGCAATAAAAAAACACCGCGATACATACCCAACCCCAAAATTGATCATTTGGTCAGAGTGTAAAGCAGTGTTGGATTTTTTTTGCTTAGAAAATTGAAAGGATTTGTTAGTGAGCGTTTGAGTTGTCGAATGCGGCTTTCAAGGCTTCCTCGAGTTGCTCTAATCGTTCTGCAACGATGTGCTGGTGTTCTTGTGAAAGTGCTGAAATATCAGCAAGAGAAATGCATTCTAGATCGGTGAGAAGTTGCTGTAAGTGTTCCATATTAATATCCTTAATAATATTTATAGCCAATCCTTTGGCTATTCATTTATAGACAATAGCAAATCATAACTATTTCTCAATACCTCTTATTTCGAGAACGTTCTTGTCACTCTCTGAAAGAGAAACTTCGATTTTTCTACCTGTATTTGTTCCTATATAAGGCATTGCCGCAGCAACTAGAACAGGAAAAATAAAACGTAAGTCATTACTGCTTCCACTGGAAATAACAGACGTTTTCCAGAGGTTGGTCATATCTTTATCTTCAGAGTAATTGGATACATCAAATGCTGTTAACTGCATAGTACGTGTATAGGTAGTTGAAGTCCCAATATGAGATGTACTGCCTGTGATGCCGTATGTGGGGGTATATGTAGTTGTGCTTGCATAGTTAGCATTGTTGCCATAGGTGTTTACTGTGCCGTAGGTGTTAGAAGAAGAAACACCTGTTTGTCCATAAGTGGGTATTGAATAGCTGTATTGATGTTGCTTCGGTTCACTTATGCTATAACCCAAAAAAATAGCAACATCAGCATCAGTAGGCATTGTGGCTTTTTCATAACCTAATAATTTTAGCGCTTTATCAATGTAACTTGCATACTCTTTAAACTGAAGGTCATTAATATTGATTTTTTCATTATCTGATAGAAGTATATATTCCGTTTTTTCTTGGACTTCAGTTGTACTGATGGAGTCAACATTAACGTAATATTTACTGGTAGCGCAGCCCTGCAAGAGGACTAGAAAAAACGACAGTATTATTAGTTTTTTTTTCATTTTTTTGGGTCTTCCTTAGTCGTTCTTATTAACATAATTCAATACAGTTAGTATAAGGCACATTACAGGTTATGACTGTTAATTGATCTATCTTTTATTGCTAAAGCCACTTTTAGTGCATCTTGCAGCTTGCTCAAAACGCACTGTAATAAGGTCTTGGTTGGCTTCTGGTATCGCTGAAATATCAGCAAGAGAAATGCATTCTAGATCGGTGAGAAGTTGCTTTAAGTGTTCCATATTGTCTCCTTGACGTTGGATTAGTCCATTCCTTGAACGTGAATAATCATTGCACACCAGAAAGATGTTTTGTATCAAAATGCTACAAAAAGAGAGAGAAATTTTTTAGGAATGCTAAAAAAATGCTAAAGCGTTGAAGTGGTGTATGTATATTATTGAAAATTAGGGAGTTTTTTTAGAGTTTGTCCAATCCATCATGGGTGCAATGCTAAAGCGCCTATCTACTGTATCCCTTGAATTTAAAGGCTTTGGCTCTGTTTTTGATGTTTTTTCTATTAGCATTTAATCGTCTTTTAGGGGTCGTTTTAGGGGTGTTTTGGTATTACAGTGCTAAAGAAATGCTAAAATTAGTTTTGTAGCATTTTTTATAACACCCTCTAAACAAGGCATTTTCATGCGTTCTCGGTTGTTACGTTTGATTATGTCATAAAATTACAAGATTTCTAAGGGACAAGTGAGTCTAGTTTCAGATTAACGGGAAAAACAACCTTAAAGTGTACTGATAAGAGTAAATAGGGCGTCATCAGTTTGTTTGATTGAAACAATGTGTTGTCTTATTAGGAGTGCCATAGCTAAGAAGCAAGAAGGCATTGCCGACATCGTCACCGCCGCAGGGCAATCCGGCATCGAAAAAAGCCAACTGCTCCAGTTTGCTGAATCCGCCACCAAAATGAGCGTCGCATGGGACGTATCCGCAGAAGAGGCCGGTTCCACCCTCGCCACATGGCGCGCGGCCATGGGACTCACCCAAAAGAACGCTCTAGACCTCGCCGACGCCACCAACTACCTAAGCAACAACATGAACGCTAAGGCAAAGGACATTGCCGCCGTCATGGTGCGCCAAGGCTCCACCGCCATGGGCGCAGGCTTAAACTACAACCAAACCGCCGCCTTATCCGCCAGTCTCATTGCCGGTGGCGCCACCCAAGAAGTCGCCGCCACCGCGCTAAAAAACATCACCGGACGACTCACATCAGGCTACGCCGCCACCGCCGCCCAACAAGACGCCCAAGGCACCCTTGTAGAAGTCATGCGCGGGCTAAAAGACGTCAACGCCACAGACCGAGGCGCAGTAATCTCGCAACTCTTCGGTGAAGAAGTAAAAGGCGCCGTCGCCAAACTCGTCACCACACTGGACGACGACAAAAACGGCCTCGTCGCCGCCTTTGCCAAAGTCGCCAACCAAGCCGATCGCACCAACAGCGTCAACGACGAATACGCCAACCGCGCCGCCACCCGTGGCCACAAACTAGCCATGCTCGGCGCCAAATTCGACCGCATGACCATCGTACTGGGCGACCGACTCTTGCCCGTGCTCGACGCCGTGTTACCGCCGCTCATGTCCGTAGTGGACAGCGTGGCCAACTTTGCCGAAGCCAACCCACAGCTTGCCAGCGGTTTACTTGGCGTGGCCGCCGCCATCGCCGTGGTCAAAGCCGGTGCCATCGCCTTCAAACTCGCCAAACTCACCCTGGGCAACGGGCGGGATCGCTTCAACCTTGGCAAAACCAAACTCACCAGCACCACCGATCAAACCACCCAAAGCGCCAACCGAGCATCCCGATCCCTCGATCGACTCAACCGAAAACTAAACGGACTCGGCGCAGGCGCCGGTTATGGAGGAAGAGGAGGACGAGCAGGAATAAGAGGAAGTGCAGGAAGAGTTGGAACAAGGGGAAAGACACTAGGAAACAGTGAGCCACACAGTCGAATTGGTAACCGACTCGCAGGTCTAAGAAGTTATGAAGATCAAATTTCAGACCGTAACAACCCAACCAAACGCGCCAGCGCAGGCGGCCGCTTTGGTAAGTTTGGCAAACTCGGTGCCTTAAAAGGCGCAGGGCGATTCTTTCGGCCACTGGACATGGCCATGCAAGGTGTCAGCCTCGCTTCTGCCATGTCAGGCGGCAGCGGCACCGAAATAGGCGCGACCGCAGGCGACATGGTAGGGGGAATGGGTGGCGCCGCCGCGGGCGGCTTAGCCGGAGCCGCCATAGGTTCCGTCGTGCCCATTATTGGCACCGCCATTGGTGGAATCGTTGGCTCCATCGCAGGCGGCATGGGCGGAGGCGCGCTAGGGGAATGGATCGGCAGCAACATAGGCGGCTGGTTTGAAGACGACAAAACCGACCAACCCGCACCAGAAGCAATAGCCCAACAAACCAAACAACTGCAAAGCAACAACAAAAGCATGACCTTCGCGCCAACCATCCACCTAGCACCAACAGGCAACCCAGCCTACGACCAACAAGTCAGCGACCAAGTGATAGAACGCCTAAAAGCTGAATTTACACAGGGCATGATGGGCAACATGGACGTGGCGACAAGAGCCGATGGGAGCTTGACGGATAAGAGGGGGAGTTAGACTTGAGAATTGTCATTGGATTGTAAGGTTTTTTTCTGGTGTTGGAGCTAGAAGGCTACTAAGATCAATAGGTAAGAATTCATGATGTTTATAATAATGACTTTAGTGTTTGTATGTTATAGCCAGTTACACAAAATTTTGAACATATGTAAAAATACATTCTTAAAATAATATTTAAGGAAAAATTATCGTGGATATAAAAGAATTTATATCAGAAACACTTAGTCAAATTACAGAGTCTATAGAGGGTAATTCATCAAGCTTAAACCCAGATGATTTAGAGGCTCATGAATTGTCTAAGGTTAGAAGCGTAAGCACCATCGTAAAAGGAGGATTCATTACTTCTGTAGAATTCGATGTTGCTGTAACTGAGTCTAGCTCGAAAGATGGAGGCGCTAAATTATCAATTGCTGGTTTTGGATCTCTTGGCGGTGATTTAACAACAGGCTCTCAAACAGTGAGTAGAATAAAATTTACTGTACCACTGCATATTAAGAAAAAATAATATCAGTATGAATGGTTTTTTATTAGTGCTATGGACAGAGCCGCATGATTAAAAGTTTTGAACTTAGTGTATTGGAATCATTAGCCAAGGTGTTAGGTGCTACTAACGGTGGTTTTTCGGGAACCCAAATTGGGGGGCTACTGTCTGAAACAGGTTTCCCTGACCCTTCACCAGGTGACACAAAATGGAAAAGGTTATATCAAGCATTTGTTGAAAAGCAGTCAATAGATCGATGTGCAAATAATATTGGATTATTTATAGAACACTCAATGAGTCCAGTAAGACATTATGATCGACAAGAATGGTACTCTGATACGAAATATAAACTGAATCAAATATTAGGGTTCTCTGGTATAGAGCTTGAAGATAATGGAAAACTTAAAGCTGTCAATCGTGTTCAAACAATATCTGAGTCAAAAGCTAGAGCAAGTAAACTTAAAGAGGCTTTGTTATCACGCAACGTTCATCCTGATGTATTGCTGTTCTGTAGAGAAGAGCTTCTTGTAGATAATTATTTTCATTCCGTATTCGAAGCTACAAAAAGTGTAGCAGAAAAAATTAGAAGGAAAACTGGATTAACTTCAGATGGTGCAGTTTTAATTGATGAAGCTTTTTCTTTCAATAATAAAATACCTCATCTTGCACTAAGCACATTACAAACAGATAGTGAGCAAAGTGAGCAAAAGGGTTTTTCAAACTTGCTAAAAGGATTATTCGGAACATTTAGAAATACGACAGCTCACGCTCCTAAAATTACTTGGTCAATTCAAGAACAAGATGCACTAGACATTTTGTCAATGGTCTCCTTAGTTCATCGTCGATTGGATGGTGCTACGGAGGCTCAAAAAATGTACCTAGGAAAACAAGGAATATGAGCTTCCCTAAATACAATCAGACTAACTCCCAAGAGAGAATAGGAGTAAATGCTGTAGCTGAAGCTGTAGCGAAAATTGGCCAGATTTGGCGTGAAACGCCAATGGCGGATGTTGGGATTGATGGCCAGATTGAATATGTCAGTGCTGAAGGATTCGCTACAGGTCGGATGATTGCAGTTCAAATAAAATCAGGACCATCATTTTTTAAAGAGCGCAAAGGTGATTGGGTTTTCTATCCAGAGGAAAAACACCAATTTTACTGGGAAAGGTTTCCCTTGCCTGTACTTATAATTATTCATAATCCAGATAACAATTTAAGTTACTGGCAAGATGCACGTCAGGCTTTAAGGCTTGCTAAGCCATCAGATTTAAAGGGTATTAGTATACCCAAGTCAAATGTCCTGCAAGCTACCAGTGCTCAAACTCTCTTCGAAGGGTTCGCGGTCCTAGATCAAGAATTCATGTCAGTTGAAGATGTTCTGGACTATTTGATTAAAACTAAAAGTGATAATGCATCATTCCCTGTCTCGTATTTAAATCTTTTTTGCTCCGGCCTCACTAATATCTGTCGTTCTTTATATTTTGGTATGGATGTAGCTGTGACCGTGGCAGACGTGGAATTGCATAATCAAAGTTCACCGTTTGGTGTTGGGGTGGGCGACTCAGAGCACAACTTTCTATTTGATTATATAAAGTTCATTGTTCACCAGCGTATAGCTGATGTTGATTTCTCGGACTGCATGATTGATTGGTATGACCGTGAAATGACGCCATCATTTATGTCGCCGTTGACCTCTAGAGGCAAGGAATTAGTTCGGCTTATCCATGAATTAGAAAACAGGTTGAAATCGGAAGGGAAAATAGAGGACACCGGAAATTTACATGCCGCACAAGAGGGGTTTGTACAACTCCTATTTACACAAAGTGAGATACAGAGAATTGAGCTTACAAACATAGTTCAGAGCGAGTATTTAAAAAATGTTTAACAAGCTCATGTTGCCGGACTAGTTTTAATCGTCTGAGTTGTTTTGAACATTGACCCCACTCAAATCTTGATCTAACATTCTTATTGCATTGGCAAAATCCAGTGCCGGAATTAGAACTCCGTTTTACACAGTGGCCTAAGACACGCAGCGCGTGTTTTTTTGTGGCCAAGATTTGCCTGTTATGGTGGGTCTTTGTTGGGCCAGCTTCGGCTGGGCCGTTCCTGTGGCGGTAGTTCTAACCTGATTCAGACCCACCACCTTATTGAAATTAGAACTTCATTTGGTGGTCAAAATCATACACAGGAGGCCAAA